CTCGTAATGGGATAGTCGTATGACTGTCGCAACAACCGCTACACAAGTGGCGGTTTTGTTGTTACAATGGTGATTTTATTTTGCGATCGCACATGACCTTCAATATAGATATCCCCCACTTCAAATGTTTTATTAACAAGTCATTTCTTTATGATTGGGATTTACAGCAAACAGGATGCGTACCCGTCCGGGTATTCGGCATGACTTCTATTCCTGGTCGGGCAGTTGGGTTTAATTTAGTTACTAACCAGGGAGCGCAATTTGCTAGAGTCCCAATTCATGCTCTCGCTTGGAGAGAAGATTGCGAGCAACTACCATTAGATTGGTTGCAATTGTGGGATTGCTTGAGTTATCAGCCATGTGCGATCGCCTATTCCTACCTTTCCGAACTACGTTGTAAAACCATTCTCAAAGATGGAAAATGGTATGACGGTGAGTATATGTTCACAATTGATTGGGTTGGTGGAGATTGGGCGGAAGATCCAAGCGAACATAAATGTGGCCATGTTTTAAAACTTGATAACGGTTGTTTCGCCATTCAACCCAACAACCGAATAATCTGGTTTGACCCCAGTTTTATTACTGAACCATTAACGAAAAATCCTGGCTACAAAATCCATGCTCACAGATACAATAGCGAATCTTCTGGATGGATATCAGAAAATAATGGCAATTTTTTCTATGAGATAATTCGATTATAGCAATTTTAGATGATCTAATCCTAGCTTTTTAAGGGAAAAATCATTCAAATGCCTATAACATTGAGGCGGGTTTATTCCTATGACTTCCCTTGGTACTCTTGAACTACAGCTAACGGCCAACCAAGCCGCACTATACCAACAATTGAATCAAACCAAGGCTTACGCCACGCAGGTAGCCAAGGGTATTGAGAAGCAGATAAACCAAGCCTTTGGAAGTGTCGGAGGAAACAGGCTAGGAGGTTTAAACCAAGCAACTGCTCAAGCTGCGAGTGCCGGACAGGCCGCGGGGAGAACTTTCACGGATAGATTCAAGAACGCAGTTGAGCCGATTAAGGGCATTTTAAGCAATGTCTTTAATGGTGTTTTTGTTGGGGCTGGGATTGGGGCGTTTAACTCAATTACTGGTGTAGTTGGTTCGGCACTGGGTGCGGTTCAACAATTCGCGGGTGAGATTTTCAATGTTACCAAAGACTTCCAAAACTTTGAATCTTCACTAAAAACCTTCCTCAAGGGCAATCAAAAAGAAATTGATGATTTTGTCGGCAAGTTAGAGAAGTTTGCAGCTACTACACCGTTTGAGCTAAAGGATTTACAGCAAGCAGCAATCCAAAACTTAGCAACCGGTGCAAAACCAGATCAGATTATCAAAGACCTCAAAACCATTGGTGATGTCGCCGCAGGTGCTAACGCCAGACTTGGCGACTTGATGGAAGTTTACGCCAAATCACGGACTGAGGGGAAATTACAGAATGAAGACATTGACCAATTTACGGGGCGCGGGGTGCAGCTTCGGGCTGAACTTGCCAAAATGCTAGGGGCAAAGGAATCTGAAATTAGACAACTGGCCACAGACGGAAAACTAGAATTTCGTCACCTTGAGGAAGCTTTACGCCGCATGAGTGCTGAGGGCGGGGCGTATTTTGGGGCAATGGAGAATAAAGCAAAAACTTTAGAAGGTCGTCTATCCAACGTCCAAGATACTTTTTATCAGTTCCAGAAATCAATCGGCGTGGCATTTGAGCCGATCATGAATTTCATTGTCCAGACATTTGGTGATATTGTGTCTGGCTTGACATCTTCTAACGGAATCATGAAGGATGTCCGCAAAGAATCTGAGAAATTAGTCGGAACTTTTAAAGCTAATCCGCAGTTGGTTCAATCCCTAAATAAAGCTATTCAAGAGTTAGTAGCGGGTGCGTTTAAATTATTATTAGACGGGATAACAAGTTTCACCAAATATTTAGAAACTAACCCGAATATTATCAGGGATATGTCTACTGCCTTTAATGATTTTTGGGGAGTAGTTAAAGTCGTTTTTGACGGGTTAAAATTTATTTTTGATGGGATAAATTTAATTGTTGGTGGTATCCAAGCAGGTGCTAGAGGCGCGGCTGATATTTGGGTTGCCAGTGAACCAACTTTAAATAATATTTGGCAGAAAACCATTGATATATCAAAAGCGATCGCTGATGGAATTGTTGCGGCATGGAATACCTGTGTAAATTTAGTTAAATCATTGATTAAGTTGATTCAGTCCTTATTTAATGGTGTTGTAAATCTCACAACTAACGGCATTAATTTGTTGAATGCAGGGCTAAAAACCGCAGTTTCAATTACTCAAGCTATTGGCGAAAATATTGGTAAATGGACATCAAATATTGGTAGTGCTATTCAAAAAGCTGGGGAATTTGCAAGTCAAGGAATACCGGGAATTGGCAGCGCGTTTCAATTAGCTACCAAGAAGGCTGAGGAATTTTGGAAATGGGCAACAGGACAAAATCAACAACCAACGACACAGCCGCAAGCACAGCTACAGGCATCGTCACCTAACTCTGGTAATGGTAATAACATAATAGGGAACATCGTTCAGGGCGTGCAAGGTTTTTTTGGGTTAGGATCACCCGCGAACCCCAAAAGCAAGGTAATCATGCGCCGCACTGGGCAAAAAGACGAAAACGGGCTAGAGAAAATAGCCTTGGTAGTTTATGACGATCAAGGACGGGCGATCGCTCAACACACTGTAAATAGCGGTACTCGTCGCACCCAAGGAATGTTCGGGGCAGGTGGAACTACTCAAAGCGGATCACTAGCACCTGTTGAATATGGCACTTACAATATTGGTGGCGAAGTTGCAGGGATGGGAGCAGGAGTTGGATCAAGATTTATTCCTGTAAATCCCACTTTTCGCACTCAACGATCTGCAATTGGTTTTCACTTAGATGCAAACCGACAGACAGCCCCAGGGAGTGCTGGGTGTATTGTTTTTGCCAACCAACAAGAGTTTGACAGTTTCCGAAATGCTCTCAAGCAAAGTGGCGCAAAACAATTGATTTTTGATGAAGGGAAGGGGCAAGTAGGTATTGTGAACGCCGTCGTCGGGACAGAGCTTAATAGCTTTAAGCCTATCCAAGAAGCAGCGAAAAATGCACTACCCACAGGTGCGGGTTTATCGTCTCGCACTGCCAATATTGTGCGTGGTAAGAATGAGGAGATTTTCGGTAAAGCTGGCGTGACAGATAGCTTAGTTGCGCTAGTTAAAAAATCAGAAGGTTTTGCAGCAACACCATACTTTGATCGAACTCAATACTCGGTTGGTTTTGGGACTAAGGCTAAATCATCAGGCGAGCGCTTAACAGTTGAAGAAGCAAACCAACGGCTATTAAATGAGCTACTTTACAAACGTTCTCGCGTTCAGAAAATGGTCAAAGTCCCCATCAACAATAATCAATTGGATGCTTTGACCTCGTTCGCTTTTAACGTGGGTGAAGGGGCATTAGGAGAAAGTACCCTACTCAAAAAACTAAACTCTGGAGATTATGCAGGTGCGGCTAAAGAGTTTCTGAGGTGGAATAAAGGTAAACATCGCGGAGTTAAACAAGCATTGCCAGGATTAACCAAGCGGCGTAACTCTGAGATGCAATTATTTCTGAGCCAGTCAAATACTACACCTGCTCAACAAGCAGCTATTGGAGAACGGAGAACGGGGAACGGGGAATTAGCGCAAACCCCAGGTGTCGCTCAAGGTGGCAATGCCGGAGATCAACGGAATTTATTAGCAGCACGGCGTAAACTTGCAGAAACCAAATATCGAGAAATTAAAGATGAGATTGACGCGGCTACTAAACAGGCTGATAACGCTCAAAAACAGCAGCGAGAATTAGATGCTAAAAAACGTGATCAACTAGACAAAGAAAAACGGGCTGAGTTTGCAGCTTACGAGGCTTTAGCCCCAGATGATGAAGCTAAAAAGATTATTCAGAAACGCGCCAAACAATACGAGATTGATCTACGTTATCAGGAGAATTTGATCAAATTTTCTCAGGAACGCGAGGATCTTCTTGATGCCAGAAATAAGAAATTAAAGATTTTGGCAGAGGCTAAAAAGCGTGGTGAAACTGTTACGCCGGATGATGCTGGCGTGGATTACTCCAAAGCAATTAATCAGTTAGATGAAATCATCAAATCTCAGAAACAGTTGCGAGACTTGGAGTTAGAAACCAATAATTTAAACCAGTCCAGTGCAGAAAAAGAAATCGAGAAGAACAAGGATCGTCAGCGAGAAATTGAAAAGTTATC